ATCATAGACTGACCAGAAGGAATATCTATCTCCTTTAGGGTCTTGTAGAACGCATCCATGCAATGCTTGTTTCTCATTTAATAATTTCCTCGATCCAGGTATTCGCTAATTCCCAAGATTGTTTAATTATCGCAAAAGGCAAGAAAATGTAAATACCTATTGTTACTAAACTTTTTGCCACTTTTTCCATTGCACGACTCCTGGCACTTCTGGTGCTTGTACATTTTCCAAAGTTCTGGTGGTTAATGCCCTGAACTCTGCCCATTTCTTTTGATACTTTGCTTGCTCACTTGCAGGCACATAGCCATACAGTTTGCGCCATCTAATCGTAATATCTGTGCTGCTTGGGGTGTAGATATAAACCCCATCGTCTATATCCCTTGCTACTTTTCTAGCTCTTTCAAAAAATTTATTTGCCATATTTTCTCTCCGATTCCCTTTTTAAACAAAATTCACATTTCCAACGCATTACAGGCTTGTTTCTGTTTCCTGTCTTTACCAACTTAAAACCATCTTTTTGTCGAAAAACTTGACAACTATGACACCACTTTTTCTCCATCCCATCCATCCTTCATATATCCATATTCCGAGGCATCTGCTACGGCTGTGAGTTTTAAACATACATCGCATTGGTCTACCCATACACGATGGCTCTCTGAACTCTTGAGTCTGTGGATACCCCATTTGTCTCCACATTCAAGGCATACATTATCTGGCTGTTCATTGGCTAGTCTCACTTAATTCTGCCTTTCTTTTTTCTTTGGCATCGTTTACCTTTTTCAAAGCCTCTTTGTCTTTAGCAACTTCTTTGTACGCAGAGGCAAAATTAACCTTGAGTTCTACAAGATCAGCAGACTTAGCAATCTTTTCTACAAGACTTGTAGAGTCTATCTCTATATCATCCCACAAATCTTCTCCGACATAAAGAGACAATCCAAGACCATGTAGAGCAATTGCTTTCGCTAAACAACGCTGCATAGCTGTATTAACAGAGAACGCATCTGGATTAGCAATGGCTTTGTTACGATAGTCCATTACCGGCAACTGTGCGGTCATAGACTTGCCAAACGCATTAACTGTGCAAAACACCATGACAGTTTCACCAAACGCTACAGGAGTGCCATAAGACCAAGTAGCTTGTGGATCTCGTTGTAACAATGTGTCCACAGCCCATGCCCAAGAAAGGTAGCTTAGTCCATTCTTGCGTTCAATTTTGTCCGATACATCTACATTACGCAGTTCTAAATATTTACTCATACATCCCCCTATAAAAGTTCATCTTCAATATGATCGTGGACTAAAAAATAAATAGCCCTACCAAAGTTATGCCAATCACCCTTCTCTGCGTATTGGCGATACAACTCCCACTTCTCAGCACCCTTCTTACTTTCTACTGCTTTACCAAGATACTCTACAAAGTTATCTACATCAAGTACATCTAAGTCAGCACCTTTCTTCATGTGGTTTTCCCACAAATATTCTTGTTCGCTAAAACAAGGTCTGCTCTCAAAGTCTGGTAAAAAGTTATCCTTCACGATAAACCTCCTGTTTTCCAAATATACACAATCATTGCCGGTGCAAGCATAAGAACTGCTGCAATAGCTCCCCATAAAAAATCTTTGTTTTCGCCTTTGTAGTCTTTCATTTGATTTTCTTTTATCAATTAACAAACTGCCAACATCTTATCAACTAAATAGAAATCTCCAGTAATGGTACTAAATGGAGTTGCTCTATCTGTATCAATACCTTCAAATCTTCTTCCTGATTTTAATAAGCCACCATTATGCTCATATCCTAAAGCATCAGAGATTTCAAAATAGCAGTCATATGTTACCCAACCAACTATTGAGCCAAACTTATCAAACAATGGGGTATGTTTAGAAAAATAATAACTTGGTTCTTTGATAAAACCACCATGAGCTAAAACTTGTATTGCTTCTTTAAGTCTATAAGTTTTCATTTCATTTCCCTTCACAGAAATTCCCCCCGAAGGGGGATGTTGTTTATATATTAACAGTTCCAGATTTAAATAAATCAATAAGTCTCATAATTTCGTCAAACGACAACTGTGGGCAAAGCTCTTTAATTTTGTTGTAGTTTTCTTCTGAAATTACATAACCATCTTTAGTTTGATATTCCATTTTGTTTCCCTTTCACAAGAAATAAGCAACATTGCTTATGTAGAAACTATACACGATTTGTAGAGATTTGTAGAATATTTATACTAGGATAAACCCTAATATCTACATTTCTACAAAATTAGGCTAGAATCAAAGATCTACAAAAGGAGAAGATATGGATACTGTTGTAAAAACACAACACTTTGATAAATTGCTAGAAGTATTTGGCAGCTACAAAGATATAGCAGACAAGCTCGGCATGAAGTATGTAACTGTCTATGCCTGGTCAATGCGTAACAGCATCCCACAAAAGCACCACAAAGCCATCATTATTGCCTCAGAAGGCAAGATTACAGCAGAAGATCTTGGCTAGTCTTAATCAGCGCACCATTGCGCTAATGACCGAAAGAGGCTACCAATGCGATGTCGTGGAATCGTACAACGCTTTTACCAAACGAAAAAAAGATTTGTTTGGCATATTCGACATATTGGCTATTGGAAACGGAGAGACTGTAGCCATCCAACTTACTTCCAAAAGCAATATGTCTACTCGGATAAAAAAAATAAGCGAATCGCCTATGTTGCCAGAAGTTTTAAGGTCAAACTGGCGTGTCTTGGTTTTCGGCTGGTACAAAAAAGAAAATGGGAGGTATGATTACAAAGAGTTTGAGTTTTAACCTCTCCCATAGATGGGAGTGGTAAAAAACAATACTTAGCAATTTAGCAACTTTTTACGAGCTTAATAGGCTTAATATCTACTTAATAGAGGATTTTTGTTATTTTTTGATTTATAATTTAGTCAGCAGATTAGAACCTGTTAGTACCACAGTTGAGTAGACCCTATAGGGTAGCTTTGAGCATTTAGCAAAGGTCTCGACTGCTTTGCTAAGTGGTTCTAACTTAGAGCTACCTTATGGGGTTTTTCTATTTCTGCTCGCACTCCAAGCGAAATTAAGTGCTTATATCGGCAGCGTGGAAGAAAAGATAGGCTCACTACTAGGATGGCAAGCCTCGCAGACTTAAATGGGTACTGCACAAATTTGTAGATCAAGGGTGATATATAAGTCTACAAATGATTGAACATTATCTTAGGAAGGATTAGTCTGGTAACAGATGGATCAGGTTGATAAGGCATATCACCTAAAGGAGAGTATTGTCTAAATATATACAAAATATATATATGTTGTAACAAAATGTATAGAAAACTAACATTTATATACAAGTTGTATTTTGTAACATAAAAGATACCTAAAAGTAGTTAATGCAACAAATACGATACATTAGGGAAAATACTTAACACTTATTTGTAGAACTCGTATAAGATTATTAAAGTTTCATGCACTTTAGGGGAAAAAAAATGAAAGTAATAAAATCTGAGTTCTGGCATATCTTACAAAAGCATATAGCGTTAAGAAAAAAATGAGTGCTTGGTTAATTATCGTTACCGGCTTAATCTATGCCTATATTGGGTGTGAACAAGCCCTAAAAGGGAATATGCCTATGGCAGTTGTATATACAGGATATGCTTTTAGTAATGTTGGTCTTTACATCTTGGCGAGCAAATAATGCATTGGAATCATAGAGTGGTAGACTTTTCAGATGAGAACGATGGAGAGCCTTGGGTCGAAGTGTGCGAGGTCTTTTACGATAAGAACCACGAGCCTTATCTGTACACAGCCAGAGGTGTCGGTGTGATGGGAGAAGATAAAGAAGAAGTAAAACAGACTTTGTATAGAATGTTAGATTGCTTAAATAAGCCAGTTCTAATGAAAGCAGACTTTAACCAAAACATAAAGGTGTGGATGGATGCTGATACAGATTAAACGAATTAGAGAAAACATAGATGGTTCTGCTAATGTAGAAGTAGTATTCGATAGTCAGGGTCATAAAATGTTGTTGCAACATGGTTTAGAAAGTATGTTGGTGAAAGCAATAGAAAATATGAAAGGGA